GTGCTGATGCAGCAGCTATTGTTAATACTTTTTTGAGCATTTAATTAAAAAAATTAAAGTTATATACTAATTGATTTCAAATGCTTTTCAAGGCTTTGTTACTACGACTTGATCTAGTTTTACACGCCCCACTACAATAAATCCTTCTCTGCTCCATAGTATTAAAAGCTGCTCCGCAAACAGGGCAGACCCTAACTAAGATTCCTGTGACTGTTGCTTTTTTTCTGTTTCTTCCTCTTCTCTGTCAGCTAAAATTGCGTTGATAGCAATAGCTCTATTCTGACAATTCTTCTGTACTTCTACTGCTTCTTTATAATTTCTCTGTAAAGTTTCTAACTCTTGTTTTAGTTCTTCTGTTGTTTTACGTCCCATAAATTAGTATTTTGTTTTTCCTAATGTAACAGCAGCATCTTGTGCAGTAAAGTCCTCACTACCCCAAATACTAGTAGTACCATCTTCTTTTTTATACGCCTTGATAATTTCAAGGTGTTCTACATTACGCTTGATTTCATCTTTCTGTTCATCAGTAAGAGATGACAAAGCAGCAAGGTTGTTAATTACAGTTACGCTATCTCCAGCAGAAGTAAAGATAGAATCAATTTTCTTAGTAGTACGTTCAACCATTTAATTTGAGTGTTTCGACCTCTATTGTAAGCTCTTGGATCGTTCTAACAATAATTGATACAAGCTTCCCGTAAGTTGCCTCTGTTTTTCTAGGCATAAATTTTATAAACTTTAAATTTATTTTAACTAGGTTTTGTAGGCCAAGTTATATTAAAAGGATCTGATTGAGTTGTAATGTCTCTTAAAGCCTGACGATAAGTTTTCCATTCATCTGATAATGTCAAATCACTACTAGCTCTCCAATCTGTATCTTTTAGTAAATTATCTCTTTGTGCTCTTACTTCTCCCCAATGCTTATTAGTAAGGATAGTTTGTTCCTCTGTAGTTATTGAAACTACTTTTACATTGTAAACTTTTCCATTACTTATATATGGAGTTTCTGCAATAAGTTTTTGTGTAAGAAAATCATGCTTTATAGATTCTACAAGTTCAACCAAATTATTATCTGCAATAAAACTAGCGTTGGGGCCAGATCCAGAAAAACTTGTATTAGGGAATAATTGTTGGATTGTACCAGTGTTTTTTACAGTAGTACCATCAAGAACTGCATACTTCATAAGTTGTTTATGTAAATCTTTTTAGTCATATTATATTAATAACCATATCTACTTTTCAAGGCATTAAAACTTGCCAAAATCTGACTATCTGATCTTGCAGCACTATAAGCTTCTACATGGTATACACGACCTTCAATATCATCACCACCACTTTGATCTGAACCTAAATTATTAGGAGATAAAAAAGTTACATCATCTGCTATAACTATACCTTCTATTGCATTGCTTGATTCTGGATTTATTTGTTGACCGTTTATAAAAGCTGCAAACCCATCACCATACCTCCTAAAAGTAAAATGATAAATCGTGTTGTTTGCTAAACCATGAGAACCTGAAAAGTAACCTAAATTTGAAGTATATGATTTTAAAAGTTGTAAACCATTATTAGTGCCATCACGGTATCTGTATAGAAGTCCACCAGCAGTATCATCTTCTGCTATAAAACCATGATAAGTTTCGCTTGAAAAATCCAGTCTTACCCAAATACTAAAAGTATGATCTTGGTTAGGATTAAACATAGCGGAGGAAAAAGTAAATCTATTTGTTCCTGAACCAAAATTCCAATAGTCTGCATTTCCATCATTGACCCAAGTTAAACTGCTATTACTGCTATTAACAGTCGCATGATTGCCACTACCAGATGTATCTAACCAGTTACCGCTGCCAGAATAATTATTAGCATCTAATTCTAAAACTTTGCTTGTTGTACCGCTTGGACCACCTTCAACTGCAATATATAAAGTATCGTCTGGGTCCATTGCTGCTAAACTATATCCAGGTAAACAATGAATAATTCTTATATATTCACCACCACTGAAAGTGTATTCTGGACTCCGCATTATACATCCAGAATAATTAGCAGAACTACTTGTTTCACGATAAGCATAATATGCACCACTAGTTTGTGAAATTTCTCCATCGCCTACAGTGGCAATAGTACTTGAACCACCATCTGCGGATAATTTATATGTGTCACCAATCCCATCAGCAGCACCAGTGTTACTTGAACCTGTACCACTTGTAAAACTCCATCTAGTATGAGGATTAGAGGTACTCATAGCGTTATAGACTAAACTATATGCAGTTGCTGGAGTCACCATATAACCTGTATTACTACTTCCAGAAAGTTGTTGATCAAGAGTTTTCCACCCTGAGCCAGTGCCTCCCGAACTTGTATTAAAAATCCACGACTTAACAAGTGTGCTGCCAGATAAAATTTGAATCCCAGCTACTGCGAGGTCATTACGATAATTGGTGACAGATGAATTTTTTTGCCCGATATAAATTCTTCCAGTGCCACTAAAATCAGTTTGCACCTGTGCAACATCATATGGGCCATCATAATCACTGCCACCACCCATATATGTATCACTTGCAATAAAACGGTTACTAAATTCTACAAAATTTGTTGTTAGATCGTCACCGCCAGATCCACCTCCGCCTCCTCCACTAGTGTTAACCAAAGAAGCTCGTAAATTATGTGATCTCACCCTAAATCACCTACAGTTGCTCCATACAAAGTGGAACCTACTTTAAATAACTCAATCGCTGTAGGAGTAGCACCACCTAAAGTGGGAGCAGAACCACCTACCCATGTCATAGTAGGCCATGTAACAGTGTAATTACTACCTGAAGCCGTAACAATAAGAATCATTGATTGACCAGCAGTTAAACTATCAGTTGCAGTTCTATTTGCACCAAGCGTCCAAGTCTGCATCATTCCATTGTCAGGATCTAAAGCAACAGAGGAAGCATCAGTTATTGCAAAAATAGTTTCATTTATTGCATCTTCAAAAGTAACTGAGCCTGTAAAAGTGCCCCCAGCCGTGGGCATTTTTGTTGAATCTGCAATAGTTATATCAGCAGAACCATCAAAATTAACTCCATTTATAGCTCTTGGAGTAGTTAAGGTTGCAGCAGAACCAGTGGTATTTTGATTAAGTGTATCAACAGAAAATGTAGTACCAGAAAGACTCAAACCAGTACCAGCAGAGTAAGTTGTATTTGTATCTGTAGTTTGATCAACCCAATCAAGACCACCAGATCCATCAGTTTTTAATACTTGGTTAGCGTTACCATCTGTATTAGGAAGAGTAAGAGTATAACTAGCACCTGCACTATGAGGAGGAGATGCAATTTTGACACCATGATTATTATTAGAACAATTAAGCTGTAATGTTCCAACAGTACCGCTGCTTGTACCATCACCTTTAATTTCTACAACACCAGTACCATTAGGATTCAGTTTAATATTACCGTTAGAAGTACTTGTAATAATTTCATTAGTCTGAACATCTAAATTAGCTCCAAGTTGCGGAGAACTGTCTTCGCTTAGATTTTGCAAATAACCAGAAGGAACAGCAGTTAGATATGTATTTGTATCAACGGTATAACTGCCAGCACCAGTACGTTTCATAAACCCATTAGAGGTGAAATCACCATCCATGACCGCACCAGCACTGGCAACATTTGTTGCGTCTGTTACATCAGCATTTGCTTCAATACCATCAAGTTTTGTTTTTAAAGTATCAGTAAAATTATTCTGTGTAAGACCACCATCACCTACGCTATAAGTAGTATTTGTATCTGTAGAAGCAATAGTAACAGTATCATTACTTGCGTTAGTTGTAATAGTGACATTACTTCCAGCCGCAATATTTAAAGTATCTGTAGCACTATCAGCCGCAACAGTGTCCTGACCAGAAACAGCAACATTTGAGAAAGCATTTTGATTTACATCTCCACCACTTCCAGCAGCAGACCATTCAAGTCCTGTAGCAGTACTACTGTTTGCTTTTAATACATAACCATTCGTACCAGCAGCTAACGCAGTGGGATCTCCTGACCCGTCACCTACCAATAATTCACCTTTACCATCAAGATCACTATTCATAACCGCACCAGCAGCATCTACATTGGTGGCATCTGTTACATCAGCACTGTTTTCTATTCCATTTAATTTAGTTTTCTCTGCGTCTGTAAATACATTGCTGTCACTAGCTGCCTCAACTGCTGCTCTGATTTCTGCATTAGTCTGATCTGCGGTAGCTCCACTCTCTATACCATCTAATTTAGTTCCATCAGCAGAAACATCTCTTCCATCAACAGTTTGCGATCCAGACATAACAATGTTGCCTGTCATAGTACCACCAGCTAAAGGTAGTTTTGTTCCTATTGAATTAGTAACAGTAGTTGAGAAGTTTGCATCATCTCCAAGTGCAGCAGCAAGTTCATTTAAAGTATTTAATGCAGAAGGAGCAGAGTCAACAACACCAGCAACTTCAGTATCAACATAGGCTTTGACTGATTGTTGTGTGGGTACTTTAGTCGCACTATCTGATGACATATCATCTTCATCAACAACAAAACTCATTGCAGTAGTTGTACTATCGCTGTTCATTACTGCCCCTGCTGCATCAACATTAGTTGCATCAGTAACATCTGCACTAGCCTCTATTGCTGCAAGTTTTGATTTCTCAGTGTCCGTAAAAGCGTTAGTATCAGAATTATTTTCATAAGCTGTTTTAATTTCTGCATCTGTCTGGTCTCCAGTTGCACCATCCTCCACATTTATCATGGTGCGTAAATTAGCAGGTGTTATTTCTTCAACTACTCCAGCACCACTTGAATCTCTACCTAATACCCTATCTGTAGCTGATACATTCTGTATCTTGGCATATGTAACAACATCATCATCAATTGTGTAAGTGCCTCCACTGTTACTGACTGTTATATCACCTTTATCACCATCAGAGACTGCTGGACCTGCTGGACCTGCTGGACCTGTAGCACCTGTTTCGCCCTGTGGACCTGCTGTTGTTATCTCTACAGTTGTTACATCATTTACCTGACTAACAACAATTTGATTAGGACTGCTCATGCTGTGTAACCTTCACTTACAAATAGTGTACCCTCTAAATAATATTCTTTGTTACCTGATCCATCTGTTAGTAACACATCATATTTAAGAACATTGGGAGTAAAGTTAGCTGTATCAGTATCACTTAATTTTATATCAACTATTCCACTAACTCTATTAGTGTAAATGACAGTAAAATCTGCAAACTTAGTTGTTCTTGGATCGTCATAAACCTGGGCTGCAACTGTAAATCCCGTAAGATTTATGGCAGATCCAGTAGAATCTTTAAATGTTAAACGTAAAGGAAAATCTGCTCTACGTTGAACAGTAAAATTCTTTTTTCCTGGAATGACAGCCATAATTAAATTTTTATTACGTACATCATAGCTATATTACGAGGTCTAACTTCTGTTCCTCCGTCATTAGCGACAGTAGTAGTAACTGTTCCAGAAGAACTTTGTGAGGCAGTATTACCATGTAAAAATGATAAATTTGTAGTGTCAATTAAACTCATTCTTTGATCTGAAGTTCCAGCAGTTCTTGCTTGAACTGAGCTAGTTGTAACATGAGATATATTATATTGATGGTTATGATCATCTCCAGAAAAAGATGAAGTTGCGGTATGATCATGTTGTTTATTTTGATCGGATTGAGAACTAGCAATACTTCTACCATTATCAGTGCCTTTTCCGTTATCAAAACCTCTTATAAATTCACCTCTTAGATCAGGTAAGTTAAATGTTGAGCTTCCATTACCTGCTCCATACTGCGTACCAACAACAGCAAATAAAACTGCATAAGTAGTTCTGCTAACTGCTGCTCCATCACACTCAAGATATCCAGAAGGAACAGTAGCTACTGCCATACAGAAAACTGCACCAGATGGCACACCTGCCACAGTCGTAAAAGATAAAGCTCCAGATCCATTTGTCTGTAGCATTTGACCATTTGTTCCATCTGCTCCAGGTAATGTAAAAGTCACATTACTGCTTACAGAAGCAGGGGATTTTAAAGCTACAAAAGGAGCACCACTAGAATCTTGAAACCTAATTGGCAATCCATTACTCATATCCAATCCAGAATCACTTATTTCCACTCGTTCTACACCAGCAGTTGCAAAACCCATAGTATTTGCTCCTGATCTAAATATTCCTGTATCTGTATCATTATCGAACGAAAATGCAGGAGAATTAGCAGCTGATCCATCATCACCTAATAGTTGACCTGTCATTGTGCCACCTGCTTTTGGCAGTAACCCTAAGTTTGCTTCGTCAACAGAACCAACAGTTGTAAATCCATTATTAGATGCGTTTCTTATCTTTAAATTATTACTATCTGCCGTATCCACATAAGGCATAAAAGCCGATGTGTTACTAGGATCACTACCCCCACTATTTAGAGTTTTTATTGCATCAAATACCGCATTTAAATCACTTCTAACAGAAGCTCCAGACGCATTAGCTATATTGTAATCCGAGACTTGAGACATAAATTACTAATTACACTCCTTTACCATATCCTACAGCCGAAAAAGTAAAAGATCTATCTACAAAACTAGAACCATTTTTAATTGTTACCGTAAATCCTGTACCAGAAACATTTGTAAGAGTAAAGAAATCACCTGACTGTGCATTTTGAATCGTAATTCCAACAGTAGGAAGAAAAGCGTTTGCTCCTCCTAAAGAAGAAGTACCAACAAAAAATGGTGTTGCAAATGTTACTGTTTTACCAGAAGATGATGTACCAGATTGCTGTGGAGCAGTAGATGTACTACCTCCTGTCTGATAATTCTGTTCCGTCCTTGACTGAAACTCTGCTGTATAACCTGCCTGTTGTACGTTCATATTTTGTGCAGTATTTGTAGTTTCCAAAACAAG